TCTTCTCCAACATCAACATCCAAAGTATAATTACCATTCACGACAATATCCTTATAACTCCTAATAATTCCATCTACAAAACTAAACGGATCCCAGAGCCAATCTTCTGTGGAAGTAATGATCTCTTTCTTAAATGGCTGGAAAGTATAATCAATGGCAACCTGAGACCAGTTTTCCCCAGGCTGCCACGAATTAACTTTTAGGAATCCTTCATAGTAATAGAACGGATCATCATCCAGAATTACATGATGCGTTTTTCCATGAAGGTATTGCATGATATCGGAGTACTTCGTATTCCATGGCTCGGAATCATGATAATCAGGATGAGCTATAAATGTCCATGATCCTTGTCTACTTCCATACATAGTTCGTCCTGTAAGTATAGTGCTTAGATCTATAAAACCATATCGGCCTGGAACTTCTACCAGATTAGATTTTATTTCTGGAGGACTCACTATTGGACGAGCGGTCGGGATTAAGTGCCAATAATCCCAAGTGTTTCTACCATCAATATTAATGGAGTGATACGCTCTAGATATGTCACTCATTATCCCAACCTCCCTTTCCTAGCGGCTATAACGCCTAATTTCTGATCCATTTTATTTGCGACCTGGCCAACCAAAGCACCGGTATCAACAACCATTTGCATACTGCTAATAGCATCACCGAGGGTGCCGATCCTATCATTCATGTCCTTAACCGCATTAACGACATCGGGACTTCCAAATTTCGGAGTTCTTGTAGCAAGATCTGTACTCCCAGCCATAGAAGAAGCCATAACAGTGCTTCTTACACCGAACGACCTATCGCCAAACATTCCATCTATATACCCTGAAGCCATGCGGACATTAGAGGTATCGACGACAGGACTTATGATAGGCTGTGTATTAATATCATCGGCAGCTAAAGCGCCAATAGTATCAAACATTCCACCTAATGTATTTATCGAATCGGAGGTAACTTCTTCAGAACTCTTAGTTACAGCATTACCATATTTAGTAATACCAACAGCAAGACCAAGACTTAAGAACTTACCTATTTCCATCGTAGCACGGGAAGGAGAAGCCACTTGGCCTGCTGCTCTACCAGCAGCTATACCTTTTGCTACAATGGAAGCAACGGCAGAGCTTACAATTCCTCCACCGCTTCTAACGCCTTGCGCCAAGCCAAGAGCCAGATATAAACCAAGACCCTTAAACTTACCCTGATACTGCATACCGGAAGAAGCTGCCTTAGAAATCGCTCCAGATACAGCATCACTAGCAGCATCAGAACCGGATATTCCAGACGCCATTGAATCAATTAAACCGGAACCAGACTGATTAAATTGAGACGTGGATTGCGAAAGAAGATTTGCTTGTTCCTGAGCACTTGCACTTACTTGCGTTACGAACTCAGAAAGCTTTGTGATCACAACCTGAGGGTCAAGCCCTTTAACAAAGTTCTCACTTGTTAAAGCGTCATCACCAGTTCCAGACATTATAGTCTTAAGATTAGCTATAACAGTTGTGAAATTGGCAAGGGAAGAATAGTCGACACCTTCGGTGATGTTAGCATAGCTTTTAAGTTCCTGAGCAAACACACCAATATCATACATGAGAGCTCCGAACCTATCAAGGGAACCTTCCATTCCTATAATCGAAGTTGGGTCAGGTATAACAAATGTGGTGGAACTAAATTCAGACAAGAATTCAGCCATAGAACGAACCGCTGCTAATCCAGCTTCAAAGTCAGCTGTAAAGGTGCTATCGGTTCCGCCTATGCCAGAAAGATTAGCTGCAGCTTCTCCCATTTTTTGCCCAAAGGATTGTATCTTTTCAAATACAGTACCTGCCGCTGTATCTCCTGTAAACCACTTTTCGAAGGCACCCTTATTAGTTTCGATATTATCGCCCTCGGCCTTAATATCAATCAAGAATTGAACTATAGCTCTGGCATTTTCTAATGCAACACCAGTATCGGCGCTAATTGTAGATTTGGCGATACCGTTAAGAGTACTCTGATATTGACTCATTGTTGCAGCGAATTCAGTTACGTTACTAAACGTACTACTAAGCTGTCTATTATACTCTATAAGATAATCCGCAGTCGGAGTCTGCGAGCTAATCTGATCAAAGAAATCTTTTACACTTCCCGCAATAGATATTGCCAAAGTTGTATCGGTTTCAATAGAACCTTTTTCCGAAAATCCAGCCATCAAAATCCCAAACTGATTCATAGCCGTTGCAAATTTTGCAATATCGGTAGACAGCTGTTCTGGAGCAGTGAAATATGTTCCACTCCAACCAGTAGTCTCAACTTTATACGGCTCTAAATCATTAAAGAAGGAATGCATCTGCTCGGCAATCTTTATGGCAGCACTAGTATCAGCATCAACGGTTGTTATTGCTGAAAATCCGACAACCCCTCGTATAAACGATCTCAAAGCTTGGCCAAACAAATTCATGTCAGTAGATAACTGACCAGCAGCTGAAGTATAAGTTCCATACGCGGATCCTATAACTAACGGATAAGCTTCAAGTCCAGCAAAGAAATCATGAAGTGCAATTGCCTGTGCTTTAGCAGCCTCTGCATCGGCTTCAAAATTGGTATTTTCGGACATTCCGGCAATAGCCTCGCCAAATTCTTTAAATGCTTCGGCGAAACTCTTCATTTCTCCGGTCTCTTGCTCGGTTTTCTTGCTTTCTGCTCCGAGTTTAATACCGGCTACAAAGGAACCCAAAGCCTGACCAACTTGAGAAAATACTTCAGCACCTTTCTCAATTAGCTCAACAAACCCACCATTTGTAAGTTCGTCAATTCCTCCGAGACCAGCTATAACGCCTCCAAGAACACCTATTAATACACCAATGGCTCCGCCAATTCCAGCTCCACCAGCAATTGCAGCAAGAGCACCACCAGGCATAAGGCCAATTTTTTCGCATAAAGCAAGGAGACCAAGGACCTCAATACCAGATATACCAGCAGCATCTTTAAAGCCGCCTAAAGCATTTCCAATTTCTGTTAGTACTATTCCGCCTCGTTTGATTGATTCTATAAGACCGCCGTTCATAAAATTATCCAATTCTCCGACAATCCAAGTAAACGAACCAAGTATACCAATTAAAACTACGATTCCGGCAGCTAATCCAGCGGCACTAGATAGCATTGACGCCGGGCCGCCTTTTAATTTACTAATAACCATACACGCGGCAACAAATGCAGCGAGTGCTATTGCCAAAGATATTGAGAATCCATACATTACACTTGGATCAATATCTTTAACTAAATACATGATAGCTCCGAATGTGGCTATTAATAGCATTACACCGCCGACTAGAACTAATGCGCTTTTGAGATCAATAGATTTTGAAACAGCACCTAAAACAGCTATTAATACTGCAAGAGATCCTACTATAACGGCCAAACCGATTATACCTTGTACAAATTTACCAAGTTTCATTTTGCCAAGAGCGCCGACAACTATCGCTAAAATGCCAATTGCAATGGATAATGCTATAAACCCTTTCATTTTGATTTTTGTAGCTCCGACTTTACCCATAACAAACATTAAGCCCGAAAGTATGGCGACTATTCCAAGTAAACCGACAAGACCTTTTATCATCCTCTTATAGCTAAGTAAGCTAAGTCCAGCTACTATTATCGCTAGTATTCCTATTGCTGCTGAAAGGCCAATTAGCCCTTTCAAATTAACAGTCGTAGCTTTTAGTTTATTTAGTGCTTTAATGATCCCGATTAAAACCGCCGATATAACTACTAACTTTATTCCACCATTAACTATCGTTTTCCATGGAATAATGCTCAATATAACAATGGCAGCTACTAAAATACCAATAGCAATGGCAAAATCTTTTATTGAAGATGCAACTTGGCTAATAACCTTTGCCCTATTCTTAGTCATAAATTTGGCACACGCGGCAACCATACCAATAATAGCGGCAAATATAATGACTATTGCAATACCGCCTTGTCTTAGTTGTTCAGGCTTTAACTGAGCAATCAACCATATTGACGCGGCGACTATACCTATCGCAATGGCAAACTGCATTATAGATTTTGATAGTGCCTGTGTATTCTGTTTAAAGCTATTTATAACATCCTTTAATTTATTAAATACTCCGGTAAGACTTAATATTAAACGAATTACGCTTATAACTACAACACCGATGATTACATATTTACCAATGTCTTTTGCACTCGATAATAAGGTTGAGAAGAAAGTCTTTATGCCTTCAAATATCTTGCCAAACTTTTCTCCAGCACCTTCGAAGTTAAAAGCGTTTTTAAAAACTTCTCCAAGATTAGAGAAAAACTTTTTTATACCTTCTCGAAGTTTAGTAATAAAATCTTCAATCGAATCGAATTTTATCTCACCGGTAATAATGCCTTTCAGCGTATTCCAAATATTAACAAATGTATCTTTAATTAAATTTATAAAACTAATTACAGTGTCGTGTATACGTAAAATATTTTCTTTTGATTTTTCAGAAAGTTCTGAATCCTCTCCAAATTTTCCTGTAAATAAACCTTTTACGGCACTTATTACTTTTCTTATAAAACTTTTAAATGCTTCTATTTTTTCTATAGTTCCTTTAGACAGCTTGGAATCTTCTGAAATGTTGCCTCCAAATAAAAGAACTATAGCATCTCTAACATTTGTTATAAAATCCTTGATTCCATTAATTCTATCTAATGTTTTTTGCTTATCTTCTTCACTCATTCCTTCTGTAAACCCATCGAGGTCTCCAGTAATGAGCAACCACAATTTTCTAAATATCCCGTTTTGTTTACCTTTTGTCGGATCACCTTTTCCAAACAAAAAATCAACTAGTGACTTAAAAGCATCTCTTACTCGAATTAAGAACCCAGGCTTTTTTCCAATCTCAGGATTTCCTTCGGCCGTTAACGATTTAAAAAAGTCCCTTATTTTACTTACAGCACTTGGTATTTTTTGAATCCATGGGGTTATAGTCTCTATACCCTTGGATATAAAACTACCTATCGCACTAATGACGATACCTATTTTTTCTGGCAATGCTGTTGCCCATTCTGTAAATTTATCTCCAAGAGACTGCTTTATAGACGCCCATAAAGCCTGCATAGGGGCCTTAATACTCTTAAATGCGGATTTTAATTTCTTAAATGCGGAAGAAAGTTTTTCAACAACACCACTAGAATCTATTGCTTGTTTCAATTTCTCAAACATAGATTTCAAAGTTATAGTGCTTTTTTCCCCTTTTTTAGTAACACCGAATAACTTTGAAATTGTATTTCCCATTGATCCGAACAATCCGCCACCCTTAGGAATAATTCCTAAGAAATCAAGAATTGCTTGGGCTGCTCTTGATGCCCAATCCGCAACGGGTTTTAAAAACTGCCCAATTGAATCGGCCACAGAAGTCAAGAATCCGCTAGAAGCAAGCCATTCGTTTAATGACGTAATTGCTTGTCCGATAGCGCCTCCTATATGAATGAACATTTCTATAAAAGGTCTGAATATTGGTATCAAATGGCCTATAACCTGAATTACAAAGTTTAATACCTGCAAGAAAATTCCAAAAGCGGAAACAACTCCGCCAACGATATTTTCCAAACTACCAGCAACCGTACTCATCGAGAGGAAGGCATTAATAGCAACGAACGAGCTTGCCAATATCTTTCCAAGCGTTGGTAATATACCAGAACCGCTTTTAGTTCCTCTTTCAAATACGCCTTTCAAAACAGAAAATGCATTCACAAATGTCTGCTTTAATCTTTCGGCTTCAGGAGTAAGAACATCGACATATCTTGCAACTTTCTGCATTTCACCAGTAATGGTTCTATCACCTAAGCCAAGAGCGTCAACGATATTCTGCTTATTAGCAGCATCATAAATATCAGTAATACCAAGCTTACTATCTTCTACAAATTTTTTAAGTGCAGCTTCTGTCTTAGGGCCAAATATTCCATCTACCCCGGACTTTCCTAAAAGATCGCCATAGCCTAATTCGTCAAGTTTTTTCTGAAGTTCTTTTACTCCGTCGCCTCTGGCACCGCGCTTTAAAGTCTCATCTATATTTTCTAAACCTTTAATTTTTATTTCAGGCTCAATAAAATCCCAGCCATCAAATACTTGTTTAGGTGCATATAGTTCTTTTAGTCTCTTTCCAAAGTTAGAAACTTTATCGGTCAATTGCTTTAATTCTTCCGCTGTTTTCTGTGGAAAAACCTCTCGAAATGCATCTCTAACAAGATTTACAATACCTAGTAATCCTTCAAATGCGGCAATTAATCCGTTGACTAGTTCAACTTGTCCGCCGATTTCTTTCCATTCGGTAAGTAATTCGTTTCTTGCCTGGACTCCAGTAGCGAAAACTTCATATAATGTATCGCCAAGGGCTGTCCATAATTTCTTGCCTTCTACATAATTACCAAATACAAGCTCAAAAGTCTGCATCCATCCGGTACTTACGGCATCTTTTACAGCGGTAATGGTATCTCTGAAATTTGTATATTCCTGGGCCGCTTTAAAAGCTTTTTCGCCGAGTTTCATTGTTTCTGCACTTACAAATTCCATCGCTTGCGCAGCAGTTATTCCTCGCTCAGTAGCTACCTTGTATACTTCATCAGCGTACTCACCATATCGGCGTAACGACTCAAGTAATACATCTTTACTAAACCATCCTTCGGCCAATGTACTTGAGAAATTATCAATATTAACTAATGTACCTTTACTGGTTTTACTTTCTTTATTTAATACACCAAGGGCCTTTGCCGTATCTATGACTGTAGTCTTAAATTCAGCAGTACCCATGTTGGCTAATTCGATAGATCGCCAGTCAGCAAGTTTAACAGCTCCAACGCCTATGGCTTGAGCCATGTTGTACATTGCACGACCAGCTTCATTAACACCTTGACCAGAAACTGCAGCCCAGTTAGCAATACCCTGCATAGCTGTAACCGAAGTTTCCAAATCAATATTCATAGAAGTAAATTTACCGATATTGGAAACCATGTCGGCATAATTATACGAAGTCTCATCGGTAAACCACTGAAGTTTGCTTAACTGTTCATCAACATAGGCAATATCTTTGCCCGTAGCATTCATGATTGTCTGAACAGACTTTACTTTATCATTATATTTATCAAAGCCAGCGGATATATTATTTACACTAAGGTCTTTAGCAAAAGAAACGGAAGCCTGGTAAACGCCGTCTGCAATATTCTCAAGAACGCGGCGACCTATAGTGCCAAGAACTGTAAATTTTTGAGCTATAGCGTCTACATCAGCGCCAATTCTTGTTAGCGAAAAGCTATCTCCAACTTTTCTTAAATGATCCAAACCACTAGAAGCACCCTTAAGATCTAAACCCTTTTTTAATTTTTCTAACGCTTTAATACTTTCGTCTACTCCCTTTTCAAACTGGGAGTTTTCGAATTGCATTTGAACTATTCTGGTTTCAATGTTATTGCTCATATAGAAATTACCTCCTTCCATGCTTGTTCTGCGATCTTATCGAACACAGGTCTCATAGCAGGATTTATGTAATCTCTACCTTCTACATATCCGCCAGTGCCCGTTCCATGACCATACTGCAAAATAAGTGCTATAACAACATTTTGATTAACGTTACTATTAAGCCACGATATTGTAGCACCTTTACCGGTTTGTTCTATTTCAAAAGTCCAGCTAGAAGCTGTAACTCCGCTGTCTACAGGAGTGGCACTACTTAACGCTTCAACGCCCATTTGCCCATATTTTTCCAGAACGTTCAAATATCTTCGGCCTTTTAAATGATTCAAAAATCGCTCAGTCTTAGTAAAACTTCCGCGATGGCGAAATGTTATAAGTGCCATATCGCAGCTCCTTTCCGAATAGTTATCCTTTAGATCCCATTGCTTTTCTACGTGCAGCATTTAGTTGAGAATTCTGACGATATATATCGCCTTTCTTCATTCTCTTCTTAGGCGAATTCTCTATGCTACAAATATCGATTAAAGTCAATAGACGATTTAAATGCCATTTCTCGCATTCAAACGGAATCTGAAAAGATACCATCCAATAATAGATCAATTCAGAAGTTATATTACGTTGCTTGCTTTTTTGATTATTTTTCTTAATCGTAGTTGCAGTCATCGGATCCGACATATATTCTTCCACTAATTCTATATCGTGACGTGTCAGAGTTTTATAAATAAGCGGATCCACATTTTGCGTTATGGTCATGCAGCGAACATAATCCCTTATTTCGGCATCAGTCTTATTCTCTTTAGACAAAAACGGTTTATGCCATTTTGATTCCCATTTAGATAAAGAAATAAGGGAATGCTCTAACTGCAGAACCGTACTTTTTGTATAAACAAATTCGCAGGTCCTCTCGTCATAAAATTCCAGACCTTTAACAGGCAACTTAAGCATTCCCTCATCTCCTTAATAGTGTTAAGCGTTATTGGCCGCAGCCATTTCAGCAGCCAGACTCTGAGGAATTACTCCATTAATAAACTCAGTAGCTGCCTTATCATTTGTGGCAAGTTCCATGAACAATTCGCTGTAGGCTTCTGTCTGAGCAAATTCCTCAGAAAGCTTTCTACCGTCGACAACCTTCAGGAACTTTCGACCATCGGCAGACTTTTCACCATAGGACTTAAGAATAATATCCTTAAAGACCTCAATGATACGCTTGGTATCCTGGGCCTCTACAATACGCTTAATCATCTTTTCCATACCACCGGTAGCGCTAAAGTCCATCTCCATAAGTTCGGCCTTAGAAAGATTAAAGTAAAAGTCCTCGGTCCTCTCGTTGCCATCATAATCGGTGTAAGTAATAGTCTTCTTGATCACCTTGAATTACCTCCTATAATTTAAGAGGGCCAGCCGAACTGATTACCCTCTTGCACTCTTACATTTTTTATAATTGTTTTTTAGTTACCGTCCGTCAAGTCAACAGAGCAATCAGAGCATCGGGAGTAGGCAGAGTAGCTTCACCATTGGAAGAGCCATACAGAGTCTCCTCCAGAGTTGTCTTCTTGCCGTCAGCAAGCTTAGACACATCGATAACGAACTCAGAGGTAGGCTTATAACCAGTAACGTTCACAGGAGTAGTGGTGATTTCCCAAGAGAAAGTAATCGCATCGGGAGAATCGTTAACGGTCTCATAAGCACGCTCAGAAGGAGAAGCAGTCGCATTGTAAATAATGTGAATCTTCTCGCCGCTGGCATCAGTATCAGTGTCGCTACCGACCTTAGTACGATAGCAGAAACCGAAAGACTTACGAGTCTGCTGACCAATGAATACGCCATCAGCGACTTCAGCAGAGCCGTCACACACGGCAAATTCATCGGGATAGGTATAGGCCTCAATAGTAGCGCCGAAAGTCTCAGCGGACCTCAGGGTAGCATACTTAATATTGTCGGCCCACAGATCAGTAGGTTCAGCACCATCAGGGCTGTTGGTAACGCCGGTCAGACCATTCCAAACAACACCAGCATCGTAAGTACCGTCGGCCTTCTGAGGATACAGTACACCGTGGTCAACACCGGTTTCAAACAAATGTTCACCGGTAGCGTCCCAAATAAGCTTAGACATATTAGTGTCCTCCTTTTAAATAAAAAAACAGGCTTACCAATAAAGCCTGAAGGGATAGTGATACAAAT